GGTACGGATAGAAAATTATACATTATTACAGAGGGGCTTGCTTATGATGTTACTCCTCTAAGAGAAACTCAAGCTCTTACCAATCCATTCACAACCAACGCAACCACATCAGTTGTTGTTACAGATACTTCACATGGTGCAGTCAAAGGAGATTTTGTAACATTTGATTCATTCTCTACCATTGATGGCTTGGACATGAATAAAGAATTTGAAATAACATCAGTCGCTAACACTGATGCTTATGTAGTCACTCATACAAGTGCTGCCTCTGGCTCAACAGCAAGTGGTGGAGGATCAGGCAACGCAAAGTATCAAATATCCATAGGACCAGAACTATCAACCTCTGCGTTTGGTTGGGGAACAGATGGTTGGAGTGTGGGAACTTGGGGAACTCCGTCTACAACGTCAAATGTAACATTAGAAGCCAGACAGTGGTCACTAGACAATTTTGGTGAGAACTTAATAGCAACAGTTTTAAATGGTGGTGCTTTTGAATGGAAGCCATCTTTAGGAGTATCAACAAGAGCAACAGCAATCACTAATGCACCTACGAAGTCTAGATTAGGTTTAGTGTCTACGCCTGATAGACATTTAGTGTTTATGGGAACACAAAAAACCATAGGAGGTACTAATCCACAAGATGATTTATTAATAAGGTTTTCTAATCAAGAGGATATTAATACATATCAACCGACAGCAGAAAACACTGCTGGTTCTCTGCGCATAGCAGACGGTTCACGAATCGTAGCAGCAGAAAGATCAAGAGGCCAAATCCTAATATGGACAGACACTTCATTACATGCAATGCAATTTATTGGACCACCTTTTACTTTTGGTTTAAGACAATTAGGTCAGAACTGTGGTGCAATAGGTAGTCATGCTGCCGTTGACATAAATGGTATAAGTTATTGGATGTCTCAGGACTCTTTCTTTTTATTTGACGGATCAGTAAAAAAATTACCTTGTACTGTTGAACAATTTATATTTAATAATATTAATATTACAGGCTCAGAAAATGCTTTTGCTGGACATAATGGAGAATTCAATGAAATTATGTGGTTTTATCCAAGAACAGGATCTGATCAGATAAACGCCATTGTTGCTTATAATTATTTAGAGCAAACTTGGTGGACAGGGACATTAGCAAGAACCACATGGATTGATAGAGAAGTTTTTGATAATCCAGTAGCTTCAGAATATTTTGAAACTACCACCGCAAACAATGAGGTTATTTTAGGTTTGACAGACGGAGCTACTCAGATGTTTTCACATGAGGTCGGTAATGATGCAGACGGTGCAGCCATTACAGCATTTGTAAAATCAGGTGTTGTTCAAATAGCACAAGGTGATGACTTTGCGTTTGTATCTAAGTTAATACCTGACATAGAGGATCAACTTGGAACACTTAATGCAAAACTAGAATTTAAAAATTACCCAAATAATAGCACAGCTGTAACCAAAACAACTTCTTTTAACGATACAACAGATTTTGTAAGTCTTCGTGGAAGAGGTAGAGAGTTTACAGTTAATGTTGTTTCTAATACTACAGGCACTGCCTGGAGATTGGGAACACAAAGATTTGATATACAACCTGATGGTAGAAGATAAAATTACTTCATGATTTTAAAAGTCAATGAGGAATTTAAAGATCAAAAGTTTGATCTAAAACAAGTTTATTTTTTTTCTAAGTTTTTCTCGATACAAAACCCTATAGATTTTAACAGGTTGACTTCAATAATGGATGTTTATGAGGATAGAATTGTTGACCTTAAAAAACCCAACCTCATAAAAATGCTTAATTTACAAATTATGCCTGATGCTTTTAATATTCAAAATACGATAAAAGGCTTACTAACAGAAAGTTTTAATATGAACACTGCTATATTTGCCTCTCTAAATAAAAACGGTATATCGGAAACACATCATGACATGGAAAGTGTATTTTTAATACCTACTCATGGTTTAGTAAATTACGTCATTTATGAAGGCGAGAAATTTGTAAGAAGTTTTCAACTTGGAGTAGGGGATTTGTTGGTTATACCAAAAAATATAACCCATTCTGCAATACCTCTTTGTCCTAGAATTGTAATTAGTGTTGGTGTATATAATTAGATATGGCAAAATTAACCTTAACTAGATTTCCTGATCCAAGAGATGATTATGACAGAGGACAACAAGCTGAACTTATTAGACAACTAGAGGATTTAATATTACAACTTAATAGTTCTTACACACAAGATACTCAAGAGGAGTCAACACGTAGAAGTTGGTTTTTTAGTAATGGCTGATGTATTTAAAAGATTTATTACAAACGTGACAACGACAGATTTGACGACCGTTTTCACTGTGCCAACTGCTAATGTTGCATCTACTCCACCAGTTCCTGTGTCAACATTTATTGTAAAAACTATCAATGTTCACAACTATGACGGATCTTCAGCAGTGACAGTAAACATTGATCATAATGATGGCAGTTCAGATTTACAAATATTTCAGGTAGATGTTGCTGCAAGCAACACAAACACGATAAGTACGAGCATGGTATATGAGGAGGGAGATGTAATGAAAGTCCAAGCAAATGCAGCTTCAAGAGCTATGGTAGAAGTATCTTTATTAGAGGTAAAACAACAACTGTAATGTATTTATTAGCAACAGTGCCGCCTGAAGTATCATCTAAATTAGACGAAATAGTAAAACAAAAACATACAATTAAAGCCAATCATGATTTAGCGGGTAATATAAAAAATGAATTTATGATACCTGATGCCAAACCTGTCATATGGCCACTTCTTGATGTTCTAATAAGAGAATGGAAAGAAAAATTTCCTGTCGAGTTTGCTAGATTAGGTAGTATGAGTAATCAAAAAGAGTTCAGAATGATGCTCTTTAATACTTGGGTAAACTTTCAAAAAAAACATGAGTTTAACCCAATTCACACTCATGATGGTATATTTAGTTTTGTTATCTGGCATAAAGTTCCTTTTAAAAAAGAAGATGAATACGCCAGATTTCCTAACATGAAAGAAGATCAAATCAAAGCAGGTCATTTTGCTTTTATCGTATCAGGTCAATTAGGCAATATAATTCAACACGATATGTGCATAGATAAAACTTGGGAGGGTAAAATGGCTTTTTTCCCTGCTAATCTTAACCACATTGTTTACCCTTTTTATACATCCGATGAGTATCGCATATCCATATCAGGTAACGTTGGTTTTCAATTATAACTATTGATTTCATAGCTTTTCGCCTATAAAACTATACTATGGCAAAAATTGTAGATGAACCAAAGCTTCTACGTTATGACATAATAGACGGAAAACAAGTACCCGTTTATAGTGCAAAAGTAGAAACCACAGTTACAAATACTAAAACAGGACATGAATACAGCTCTCATGAAGAAGTAGAGACTGACATCGCCAACCCTGCAACAGAGACTAAAGAAGAAGATATACGTAGAGATGTGCATGTAATTGCACCAAATTTATTTAGTGGAGCAGCAACAGGGGATGAATAATGTTCAAAAATATATTCAAAGCAGCTAAAAATTTAGTAAAAAGTCCAGTCGGACAACTAGGAATAGGTTTACTAGCTCCAGCTCTTGCTCCAGGCATAAGCCCTGCTTTATTAGCAGGCGGTATAGGTTTACTTGGCGGTGCAAAACCAGAAGACGTTTTACGTGGTGTAGCGTTAGGTGCAGGCACGGCAGGACTTCTAGGTGGTAGAGGTGGTATAAGTGATTTCTTTATGGGTCAACCTCAAGTAGCAGCTAAACAAATAGCTCCTGCAATTCAATCACAACAAGGATCAACTGCTTTTGCTAGACCTGCAATGGGCCAAGAAGCCATAGAGGCTACTACTGGTATAGGTAGAAACATGGTTGACGCTACAGTAGGCGAAAAAGGTGGACTTCTCAAAGATTTAAAATTAATAAAAGATACAAAAATCATCACAAACCCTGATGGCTCACAAAGTGTTGTCCCTGTAACTGATTTCTTTGAAAAATATTCACCTTTACTTAAATTAGGAACTGTTGGTGCATCAATTGCAGCAGCAGCATTGGGTGAGGAAGAGGCTAGAATGATTTATGATCCTGAAAAAAACCCATACCTGACAGGTCAACTTAAAATTACAGACGCTTACACACCAGCAGGATTCGCTAAGGGTGGCGGCATAAGTGACTTTCCAGAAAAAGATGGTATGATTAATGGACCAGGAGATGGTCAATCAGACGATATACCTGCCATGTTATCTGATGGTGAGTTTGTAATGACTAAACAAGCGGTAATGGCAGCAGGTAATGGTGATAGAAAAGAAGGCACAAAAGCTATGTATAATATGATGAACAGTTTAGAGGATAAAGCAGAGTCAATGGGTATAGGGAGACTATAATGGCAACATTTGAAGAATTATTAGCTCAAGCTTATGGTAACGTAGTAAAAGCTGGAGAGGCTATAACTTCCCCTGATTACATCAAGAAATTTCCTGTGCCAGTTGCACAGGTGGCACCTGTATCATCTGCTGTTGGTCAAGCAACACAATTAGTATCTGATGCAGCAACGGCTAGCCCTGACTTTTTTGGTATGGGCATTGATGCGTTGGGTAGAGCTAACACAGCTATAAGTAATGCAGCGACCACTACAGCTGGTACCATGGGACAGTTTGATCCTACAAGCGCTCAAGCTTTTATGAACCCTTTTCAACAACAAGTTATAGACGAGTTTACAAAAGAATCACAAAGACAATTTAATATATCTAGACAAAACAGAGCAGCACAAGCTTTGACAGCAGGAGCTTTTGGAGGCTCTCGTGAGGGTGTAGTTGAGGCAGAAGCACAAAGGGGTTTTCAGGACAGACTTGGTAGTGGCATAGCTAACTTATTGTTGGCTGGTTTTGATAGATCGCAAACTGCAGCTCAAAAAGCTTTTGAAGATCAAAGGATTGCACAACAAAATGCTGCAAAATTAGGCTTAGCAGGTGCTGAACAACAAAGGGGCATAGGTCAACTATTTGGTCAGTTTGGAACAAATCAACCTACCGCTTTAGGCAACTTAGCAACGACATTAAGTAGCTTAGGTGTAACAGAACAACAAGCTCAGCAGGCAGCTTTCGATCAAGCACAACAGGCAAATTTAGCTAGATTTAATCAACCTTTCCAAGCTCTACAATTTCAATCAGGTCTTGTTTCACAGTTTCCAACGTTACCTGCGGGAGGTTTCGCACAACCTATGGGTAATCCATTATTATCGGGGATTCAAACACTAGGTGGATTTTTGAGGTAACAAAATGTCAAGTGGTTTTGATACCTTAAACGCATTCAAGACAGATCTTGTCATTGAGCCAATCAGACCTGTAGACCCAGTGCCTAATGTACAAGGTGGCACTTTCGAAGTCACGGAGCCTGTAGGTAACAAAGAAAAGAATGAAATATCTCTTGACCTCGCTTCACAGGCCGTGGACCAAACACCAATTTACAATGACCTAGCTATTGAAAATGCAGATCAATTTTTACCTGTGCGACAGCAGATGGATGCACAATATAGTGCAATTGCTGAAAGACTAGGCTTAGGACAAAGGGTGTCTTTTGAAGATGCTTTGTCACAAATACAACAAAAAATAGGCCCCTTACCTCGGACCCCGGCCATAGACAAAAGCTTGAATCTTTTAGTTGACAGCATAAATGCAAGAACACCTTACAGAGGGGCAGCAGGTATTTTTGATATTATAGCACAGGTTACTGGTAAATATATCGATAGAGAAACTGCAGAAGATGCAGCAGAGCTAACACACTCATTAAAGATGAAAGAGTTGGCGCTGCAAACTATGCAAGATCAAAACGCAGCTATATTAGAAAAAGAGTCAGAATTTTTTTTGAAGAAGATGGGGTATGATAATGACTTTATGATGAAAAACTTGGGATTCAATCAAGACTTACAATTAAAATTAGCTCAGTTTGACCTCGATAGAGTTTTAGAAAAAGAAAAAGCAGCGTTAGATTTGTATAAAAATCCAAACAGATTATTTCAAAACATGACAATACCTAACGAAGAGGATGGAACCACGCAAATCGTCATGACCAAAAAAGTATGGAATGAGGAAATAGGTGACTATGAATTTATGATGGGCAGAAGAGAGGGTGACGATACTATCTATGATGTAGAGGTACCTCCTAATGCATATTTATCACCCACAGAGGGACCTCAAGCGGACGCAGCTTTATCTATCTCTGCACCTAATTATGGACAAGCATCACAACTTATTGGTGATTTCAATACATTAGGTAGAGCGGGTGACATCGTAGAAGAAATATTACAATCAGATGCTGAAGCTGTTGCGCAAGGCAAACCATCACGATTTGGAGCAGAGGGTTTAGTTGAGTTTTTCAAACAAGAAACACCAAGAACATTTGGCTCTATTTTAAATGCAGTTAGCCCAGGTCTAGGTGACTCCTTAATACAAGAGGGTAAGACCTTGAGAGATAAAGATAAAGTATTTTATCCGTTAGAAGAAGACGAAGAAGAGTTGAAACGATTAGTAAACTTTGAAGCAAAGAGTGATTCAAAACTACCTTTTGGTATCGGTAATACTAAACAAGTGCAAATTAATGTAGGTATAGATGATTTTTACAATCCGCTAACTTACATTGGTTTAGGTTATGATCAAGACTTTGCAAGACAAAAGGTGCAAGAAAACTTAATCGTATACGCCTTAGCCAGAGCTCTTAAGCCAACAGGCAGATTAAATGTTGACGATGTAAACAACGCTCGAAGAGTAATTAATTTACAAGGTTTGACATCTCCAGATTTTGTGAGAACTCAACTAGTAGAGATACTTAGATTCTTAAGAAAAGGTCAAGTAGATTTATTCGAGGCTGGTAAATACGGCGAAGGTAAAAATATATTCGATGATCAAAAATATAATGAGCAAGTTTTACAATTCCAACAGTTTTTAGGCGAGGTACCAGTAACACCGCCTCCTCCTCCAGCAGAGGGCGATGTTGATAAGATTGAAAATACAGATGATAGTTTTGGTATAAGCTTAGAACCTGAAGACCTAATAGGAGGGCAATCATAATGCCACCACAGCCGCCAAATAAAGTTACAATATTAAAAGGGACACCTAACCAGGCAGAATTTTTCTTTGAGAACCCTACAAATCCTACAGCAAATGACATTGCTAAAGTAAAAAAATTTTATGGAATAGAAGAAAGCGCATCTCCTCAACAGCTTGTAGATGAGCTTAACAGATTAAAAGGTGTTACGGCTGCTAATATTTTATCGGACATACCATATGATCCTCAGACTGAACCTAAAAAGTTTTACTCCGTGCTATCACAAAAAATAGCAGACACGAATCAAAGAATGCAGCTTATTGCTGACCCAGCTAATTATTATTTTAAACAAGCAAACGATGCCATATCTAAGATACCTTATGTAGGAGGTGTATTAGATAGAGCGATACCTGATCAATTAGTATCAAAACCCACTGCAGAAATTATAGGTTCATTAGCATTTATGGGTGGGGCTGGTGCATTAGCAATCCCTACTGGACCTGCAGGAGTAGCCTCTGCAGGTTTTGTTGCAAGAGCATTAGGTGCAGATGTATTAGGTGCGCAAGCTGGTGGACAAGTTTATGAATTAACAAATCAAATACTAAGACATATCAATGACTTACCAACTGAGTCACGTGAACTACAAAACGCTAAGTTTTTAAAAGACGCTTACATGAACTTGGCTTTTACAGGAGGAGCCATGACCCTCGGACCAATAGTAAACGGGTTCAAACCAGCCGTGGGTAGAATTTTATTTGGGCTTGATAATAAAAATCCAGACTTTCAAAAAATGTTGCAAGTAGCAGAAACTTATGGAATGCCATTAGGTATCATACAAGCTACTAATAGTGCATTTTGGAAAGGTTATTCAAGAGTTCTTGGTGTATTTCCATACGTAGGCACACCTTTCAGAAGAGCTGTTGAGGGAGCACAAGAAGGCACAAGAGGATTTTTTCAGAAACAACTAGACGGATTTGCGCCATTACAAACAATGGCATCTTTAGGAGGCGATATATCAAGACTAGCACGTAAAGAATATGAAGACACCATGATGGTTTCAAACGCTCTATATGAAAGTTTTTATAAATACGCAGATAAATTAAAAGGTAAGAAAGTAATAAAATTAGATACGGTAAAAAGATTAGCAGACGAATTTAATGAAAAGCTAACTGCAGCTCAACCAGGGGCTAGTGGTTTTCCTTTTAGATTTCCTGGTAGTGCCACACAAGAAAAATTTATAGAGTTCTACAAAACATTATCTAGACTTGATCCTGACGGTGTAACTATAGAACAAGCTAGAACCTTACAAGAATTATTTTCTAATTTTATGGCAAACTTCAAAGTTGATGGTAAAGGAGTTATACCTACGAGAGAAGGCGCTAGAATATCACAATTGCGGTTAGCTTTAGAAAAAGACTTAAGCACATTAATAAACATAGATGGTGATATAGATAAAGTAATTTTAGATACAGCTATGGAAAAATTAACACGAGCTAACTCTTATTTAGCAAATGTAATGCCCAAATATGGTGGCCCTGTAGCTAATCAACATAAATTAGTAAATGCAAATATCTTTGGACCTGGCCCACAATCAACTGCTGAGGGTGTATTATCACCAAAACAAATGATGGACACATTAATTCCTATGGCTAAAAATGATCCTGACTTGATGGCTGCTATGATGAGATTAGCAAAAACTCCTAATGCAAACTTAAAAGCATGGAGAAAGGCTGGTATGAAAGAGGGTGTGCCTGTCGAAGGTATAGAAGTAAAAGTTTTAGATGAGAACCCAAATTTACCAAATGGTGACCCTAATCCAAATTTTGGTAAAGTTATAACCACAACTCAAACAGTTATTTCGATGGGTCCAGAGGCTGGTAGAAAACAAATACTTAGAAAGATATTTGACCAAGCTGTAAGTGATTCATTTATAGGTTTACCTGTGGCTAAGACATTTGATGATTACAAAAACTTAGCTAAGTTAAATCCTGAAGACATACAGAAATATGGTTATAAAAAGAATCAAGATGTTTATAGATTTAGAACTGTTGACTTCGATCCACAAAAGTTTGCACAGTCATTAGGTTTAGATAACGTAGATGGTCGTGCTGCTTTAGAGGTGGCTCTGAAAGGCACAGGCACAAAGATAAAAGATATAGAAAGATTTTTGGACGTAGCAGAAAAAGCCGGTAGCTTCACAGTAACAGATCCATCTCAGTTCGTAGCTAGACGTGTCACATTAGGTGGATTCAAAAGTTTATTATTGTTTGGTGGTGCAGCAACAGGTGGACAAATTTTAGGTGGCGTAGGTTTACCAATGTTAATGATACCTTTATTATTACGACACGGTTCTAATATTTTGTCAGACCCACAAGTATTAAAAGCTTTCACACAAGTTTTAGAAGATGGTGGTGTAGATATTATGAAAAGAGCTGGTGTTGCTAGGACTATCGGTGACACAGATGATAATAAAGAAAATTTGAAGCCATTTACTATATCAAAAGAAAATCAAAAGATTTTATTAGATTGGGCTAACACGACATTACCAACTGAAGATGAACTTGATCAACTTGATTTCGTAAATCAAGTAGAGCAATCTATTATAAGCTTAATGAAACAACCACAAACACAAGCAGAGGCTAAACCAGCTAGAACTGAACAATTAATGATGATGAACAGATTATTTGGACCAAGAGGTTTTTTAACAGAAGAGGAACAACAAATAGGTCAACAAATACAAGAAAGATTACGACCACAGTTTGACGCAAACCTAGGTAATAATAGACCCTTTCCTCAAAACGTAAGACAACAATTAGCATTTGGCACAGTTGATGATGCTTTACAACAGCAACAATTAAACAGTGGAATAGGAGCAATACGATGAAGATGGATGGCGGTGTAGACGCAGTAAGAGTTGTTCCGATCAGAATGAATGAGGGTGGAGACGCTGCAGAAAAACTACTAGCAGAAGGACCACCTGAGGGCCCAACCCAATTCAAAATGCCAGATGAGAGGATGATTACCAAGAGAAGACAAATAGATACTGAGTCAATACCTGTTCCAGACGACAAACCTATCTCAAGCGAACCCCTCACTGAAACACTACCTGGACCAAATCCACCAGGTCCAGGTATGAAAATGCAAGAATTTTTATTTACTACTCCTACAATTAATCCTCAAGAGGCTCTACCTGTGTTACCATTCATGCCTAACCCAGCCATGCCAAATCAAGTAAACCCTTTTATAGATGGTTTTTTTGACCCTATGCCACAAGACAGAGGCGGCATACCTAATTTAATGAATGCTAATATGTTGAAACCAGCTGGAATATTGACTATAACTAAGAGTTACGACATATGATTGAAATAACAGATTCACTTCGAAAGCAGGTACGTCACCATGAAGGTGTACGCACTCAGATGTATCTCGATAGTTTGGGAAAAGCCACGATCGGAATAGGCCACCTTATACTTCCACATGAAAGAGAAAGATATGCAGAAGGCGTTGAGATTACTATGGAAGAGGTAGAAGAACTCTTCGATATCGATTTAAACAGAGCAGCAGCGGGAGCTGATGAGCTGATAGCTGAGAAGATTGGACACGATCTGCCTCAGGTCATAGGTGAAGTCTTGGTCAACATGTGCTTTCAGCTGGGAAAAAATGGTGTCTCTAAGTTTAAAAACATGTTTAGATGCATGAAAGAAGGCGATTGGGAAGGTGCCGCTTTCCAAATGAAAGATAGCCGTTGGCATAAACAGACTACGAACAGATGTGAAGAACTAGCATCTATAGTTGCAAACTATAAAGAAACGGAGTAGGATTAATTATGGTCATGGGAATAATAGGTAAAGCTACAAAGCTTTTTGGTAAGAAAAAAAATACTTTCGAAAGAAAGGGTCCTAAAACTATAAAAGGTTTTAAACCTAAAGTAGGCAAAGAGCGTGATCCTATTGTTGAAGATCTTACAACTGAAGTAGATGTGCCTGTGGAAGATATTGAGGTTCCGTCTTTTCTTAAAAAAAGAATGAGCCCTGTGAACCAAGCTAAATTTAAAAAAATGTTGAAGACTGGTAAAAAAGCACAAGCCAGTAAATTTGCACAAGAAAGGACTAAGTAATGGCTAAGAAAAAATTTCCTGATTTAAGTGGTGACGGTAAAGTTACTAAAAAAGACATACTTATTGGCCGTGGCGTAATAAAAAAGAAAGCTGGTGGTCTTGCAGAAGCCACTGCTAAGTTAAAAGCTCAAGGTTTAAAAGACGGCGGTCCTGTAAAAGGAATCGTAAGAGGTAAAGCTAGAGGTGGCGGAGCAGCCACTAAAGGTTTAGGTTATAACGTAAGGCCAAACTAATGGCAGGTCTCGGCATTGCACTTCGTGGTATAGGTAAAGCCGTAAAAAGAGGCATCAGCAAAATCGGTAATATGTCTGACAAAACTGCAGGAACTGTGACTATGACAGGAGTCGGAGCTGCTGTTGTAGGAGGCGGTGAATTACTGAAACGTAAAAAAAGAAAAAATCCTAGACTTAAGAAATCCAAGCCTTAAGCTCATCACCCATAATT